CCTTTGGCGGGCGAAGAAGCACTTAGCCCTGAACGGGAACTTGGTGCTGTATTTGGCTACAACGTTGAGGCGCAGCAGGCGTTGGAGCGTCGCCGTGCCCAGCGTGTCGGAGAGTTTCAGGCCGGTGGCGGGTTTGCTCGCACCACTGGAGCAACCTCTGGCACCGTTGAAACAGGTTTGGGCGGACCTCAATAGATACCCCTTGACAGCAGCACTACTGGTGCTATGCTGAGCAGCGTCACATAAGACAACAGCCACCACGACCCTCCATCGTGGTGTGGGTAGAAGGAGTGAGCCATGTCGAACATCATTGACGACTACGACGACGAGGCTGGCGATCAAGCCAAAGACCCTGTTCGTTCCCGAATGAAGAAGCTTGAAAAAGAGCTTCAAGAGCGGGAAAAGCAGTTGGCAGAAGCCGCACAAGCCCAACGCGAACTGGCCTTCCTGAAAGCAGGTGTACCTGCTGATAATCCGATGGCCAAGTATTTCGTGAAGGGTTATGAGGGCGACATCACTGCTGATGCGATCAGGGCCGCGGCTCAGGAAGCCGGACTTATCGCTACTGAGAAGGCCCAGGACGAACGTTCCGCACAGGAGCAGCAGGCTTGGGGCCGTCTACAGAAGGCGTCACGTGCTGGTGAGACGAGCGAACCAATCGTTGATTGGAACGCAAAGATCAACCAGGCACGCAACCAAGAGGAAGTGCTGCAGATTCTGGCTCAGGCAAGGCAAGAAGCAGAAAACATCTAGCCCGCAGGCCCCGCGCCTGTCGGGGAAAGTAACAGGTAACAACAGTGTCAAAGACACAGCAGTCCAGTTTGCTGACTGACCAAACAGCATTCGACCGCATTGCGTACTTTGCCCTCCGTAGCGAACTTCTGTTCGACGCGGTGGCGGACGTGATGCCGGTTGCCCAGTCCATGCCAGGTTCGAGCGTGAAGTTCACGATTTTCAACGATCTGGCCGCAGCGACCTCAACGCTGACTGAAACCGATGACGTCACTCCGGTGGTCATGGGCGACAGCCAGGTTGAAGTGACCCTGGCCGAGTACGGCAACGCAGTCAACACCACCGCCAAGCTCCGTGGCACGTCGTTCCTCGACGTGGACTCGGCTGCCGCGAACGTGGTCGGCTACAACGCTGGTATCTCCATTGACTCGGTGATCCGTGACGTCCTCGCTGGTGGCACCCACGTCGTTTACGGCGGCGGTGGCTCGACCGACGAGACGGCTCGTGCTGACATCGAGACCTCGGACATCATCGAAGCGAACGACGTCCGCAAGGTTGTCGCCGCGCTCCGCAAGGCCAACGCGGTGTCGTTCAACGGCATGTACATGGGTTACATTCACCCTGACGTGTCGTACGACCTCCGCCGTGAAACGGGTGTCGCCTCGTGGCGTGACCCGCACGTGTACAGCGATCCGGCAAACATCTACAACGGTGAAGTCGGAGCGTTCGAGGGTGTGCGTTTCATCGAGACGCCGCGCGCCAAAATCTTCGAGGATGCCTCGAACGGTTCAGGCTCGACGGGCACGATTGACGTGTACTGCACGCACATCATGGGCCGTCAGGCTCTGGCGAAGGCTCACTCCATCGTCGATGGCAACGGACCGTTCCCCCGCGTGGTGCGTGGTCCGGTTGTCGACGTCCTCTCGCGCTTCCAGCCGGTCGGCTGGTACTGGCTCGGAGGTTACGCACGATTCCGTGAGGCGGCCCTCCGTCGCATCGAGTCGGCGTCGAGCATCGGCGCGAACTCCTAAGTAGTTCGCTCCACTTGATGTGGTGGGGCGGGTCGTTCTCCCCTGCGGCCCGCTCCACCGCTTCGTGCTATTCTGTCGGTCGAGGTAACTGATGTCGATTTCCAACTACGCAGAAAACAAGTTGCTTGACACGCTCCGCAACCAGTCGTTCTCCGTCACTACGGCGTACGTGAAGTTGCACACGGGCGATCCTGGCGAGGACGGCACCAGCAACGCAGCGACCGAGACGACCCGCAAGGCTGTTTCGTGGTCGGCTGCATCCTCAGGTTCGATGGCTTCGTCCGCCACTCTTGAATGGACGAACGTGTCCACGACCGAAACGTACAGTCACTGGTCGTTGTGGGACAACTCGACCGCAGGCAACTGTCTGTGGAAGGGTGCGTTGTCGTCTTCTGCTGCTGTCACGGCTGGCGATACTTTTCAGATCACTTCGCTGACTCTGACCCTCGACTAAGGGTGAGGTAGCCAGATGGCTACTGGTGTCACCGACTTTACGTTCGGGTTTACGGACACGCCTGGGTTCCGTGAATACGAGGAAGTCCCGAACTATGCGCCACGCAAAGTCGTCTATTTTGCGTCGCCGTTCAAGGCGACTCAGGGTTTCTATCGCGGCGTAACCGCCCGTACCGCTTCCGCATCAGGAGCAGGAACAGGATCGGCGTCAGGTGTACGGATAGTTCTCCGTACTGCCACAGCTTCAGGGTCAGGTTCATCGTCAACAGTTATTGTGTTGACGGCGAAACGTACGGCAATCGCCGCCGGTACAGGTTCTTCAACGGCTGATGGTGAGCGTGTAGTACCGAGGTCTGCTACTGCAACCGGTCAAGGCAGTACCGATAACGGTGCGGTCGGGTTGCACATCGCGCCTCGTACCGCCTCGGCGTCGGGGACTGGTTCGTCTTCGGCTACCCGTGTCGTCACAAGGGCGTTCACGGCGTCTGCCAGTGGCACAGGCTCATCCACAGCGGTTGGGGTGCGTCTGGTGCTGCGTACCGTCACAGCGAGCGGTACGGGGGCTTCTAGCGCGTCTGGAACGCTTACACGGGCACGTATGGGTACTGCCGCAGGGGTGGGTGCGTCAACGGTTAGCGGGCTACATGTCGCGCCTCGCACTGCTACTGCGGCGGGAACAGGGTCTGGTACCGCCGACAAGTTGCGTACCGTGCTACGCACCGCCACCGCTGCAGGCGCAGGCACCCAGGTTTGTGTCGGGGCACGCCGAGTCGACCGCACTGCCACCGCATCAGGTACAGGTTCCTCGACTGCTACACAGAACAAACTGTTCATCTTCCGCACCCCGACGAGCGAACTACCGGCAGCGGATTTCTTTGCTAAAGACATCGCCAACCGCCTGTTCTCGTACGCCACCCCAGGCACCCGCGGGAAAAACATCTACAAGTTGACGGACGGCTCGTACACGGACGTCGATCCGCGTGACCCCGACGACTACACGAAGCTCTACTACGGTGGGCGCATCAACTTCGTGTCCGCTGAGGAGAAAGCCGATCTCGTATCAGCAGGGTATGGTGAGTACGTAACATGAGCATCTTCCGCCCGCCGACCGACGATTTCGTGTACCTCGGCATCCCCCCGAAAGAGTTTGACTCGCAAGAAGCACGGGTCGCGTACGCCCTGTTCCGCCACTATGAGCCGGAGGCCCGTGGCCGTAACGTGTTCCTGCTGAACGACGGCACCTACACGGAGAATGAGCCGTCGGACATGACGACGGTAACGAAAACGTATTGGGGTGGACACGACAACGAAGTCGACGCAGCCGAGGTTGCTAGTCTGACTGCGGCAGGTTACGGCGCATACATCAGTTAGGGGAACCGTGAAACACAGGGAGACGCATCCGAACCTCGATGTTGAGGGCTGTTTCGCTTGCCGTATCGCCCATTTCCGTGTGTCCGGTTCCGCAACGCCGACTCGTGCAAACGTGTCGGAAATGAACCGCAAAGAACGCATCCTCGACAAAGATTTGGATGCGTACAAACGGATACGCAAAACGGGTGGGCAGCCGATGAAGATTGACGGGTCGGCCCGCATTGAAAAAACAGCGGACTAATGCGTCTCGTACAACCAGACGAAGTAACCGTCTACTCGGCGGTGTGGGGCGACTATTGGGAACGTTGGGGGAAACCGAAATGGTTGCCGTACATGGAGGCGTTGTATCCGCAACCAGGCGCATTTTTGGTGGTGACGGACCGACCGATTGACGCACCCGACTGGGTGACACAACTCGTCAAACCTGACGTCAACATAAACAACCTTGTTGAATACGCGTTACGTAATCTGCCGACGCCACTCGGTTTCGCGTGCATGATGGATGACGGTATGCCGATAAATGCGTTGGGGCAGTTGACGTTCGCGGGCGACATCACCATCGGACCAGTCCTGGGTTCAGACGGAATCGTCTATTCACCAACTCCAGAAGGTTTCCAAAACATTCTTGAGGAAGAAGGGTTCCCTTGCACTGGTTGGAATCTGATGTCACCGACACTTCTTGACAAGGTGGAGTACAGGCACGCTCCGTGTTTCAACGACTGGATACTGTTCATTGAGGCGCGGGTCGCAGGCGTTGAAGTTGGTTTCGATTACATCGTCCGCCAGTTTTACACGCATCACCCAAAGCAGTATTCGCGGAACCCTCGCCCGAACTGGCGTGACGACATCAACCTGATGAAACGGTTGGCGAAAGAGTCACGGATTGTGAAAGGCAAAGAGTGGCCGCCGGTGACGGCATGAACTATCAGCATTGGCAGGGCTACAACGATCCTCGCTATGGGTATGGGGCGATGCTAAGAGGGTTCTTGGATTATGTCCCAGCGGACATCACTTTGCACGAACATGCCGATGTGATGGTCAACATGTTGCAGCCGTATCAACTCAAAGGGTTCCACAAAGGGCAACACAGGACTTGTTTTACTATGTGGGAGTCGACGGAGTTACATCCACGTGGCGCACTCTGGTTGCGGTTCTACGACCAGATACTCGTCCCATGTGACCACAATCTTGAACTGTTCTCCCGCTACCACAAGGCCGTGAAGAAGGTGCCGTTGGGCGTGGATCACAAGGTTTGGAAAGCCAGTTTACGTCCAGAGAACAAGCGGTTCAGATTCCATGCGGGCGGCTCACAATGGTTACGCAAAGGTTTGGACATCGTGCTTGAAGCCTTCAAGCAAGCCGATTTGGATGCAGAGTTGCATCTAAAACCGAACCCTGAAGCGCACGGCGTACCACCATTGACGTTGCCGGACAACGTGTTCATGCACCGAAAGTGGTTCACCCAAGACGAAACCGTCAAGTTCTTCAACAACGCCGACTGTTGGATAGCAGCCACCCGCGGCGAAGGATTCGGACTCATGCCTCTACAGGCGATGGCGATGGGGATACCGACGATTATCAACGCCTCGTCAGGGCAGGCAGAGTTCGCTGACCTAGCATCCATAGTCGTACCTCACGGCCAATCCAAGTCGATTTACGGCGGACTATGGGATGAAACCGACCCTGATGATTTGGCGGAGGCGATGCGCCACATGTACGCCAACCACTCCACCTACAAACTGGAAGCCGTTACCAGGGTTCCCAAGACGAAACCGTGGTCGTGGAAGAACGCGGCCCGCAAACTTGCCGACGCCCTACCTGTTGGCGGACTGTTGAAAGACCCCGTGTGGGAGCGGGCGTTCCTGACGATGCCGATGCAAGTCAACAGGAAGGCGACGGGCAGCATCAACGGCAAGGACTTTACCTACCTGCCTGGGCAGGAGTATGTCGTGCCGGAGAACATTTATCAGTTACTATGGGACGGCGGTTATGTCGTGAAGGAGTCACAGTGAAGAAAGCGTTTTGGGACAAGAAGAATCCGAAGAAGAAGTCGAAGCCTCTGTCTGCCGGTCAGAAGAAGGCTGCGAAGGCGCGTGCCGCGAAAGCTGGTCGCCCGTACCCGAACCTCGTTGATAACGCGTGGGCGTCGCGTCGTGGCTAAGACTCCGGCGTGGCAACGCAAGGAAGGCAAAGACCCGACTGGCGGCCTGAACGCTAAAGGTCGTGCATCAGCGAAACGTCAGGGTATGAATCTGAAGCCGCCGGTGTCCGCAAAGCAGGCGAAGAAATCTCCGAAGGCTGCTGCCCGCCGCCGATCATTCTGTGCCCGCATGTCGGGTATGCCTGGTCCGATGAAGGACTCGAAGGGTCGCCCCACTCGTAAGGCTTTGGCTTTGCGTAAGTGGGACTGCTAACCTGTTACCCAAAGTCAGGAGAACGACATGGCCAAGAAGTCAATGAAGCTCGGCGGCGGGGGACGTTTCGCCAAACTGGAGAAGTCCCTCAAAGGCAAAGTAAAGGACCCTGCCGCGGTTGCGGCGTCCATCGGTCGCAAGAAGTACGGTGCGAAGAAGATGGCGAAGATGGCTGCGGCTGGAAGGAAGCGTGCGAAGTGAGCAAGTACAAGTCGAAGGCTGCCAAGATGCGCCATGAAAAAGGCGAGTCCAAGAAGGAACAGATGATGGAGTACGGTCGCATGAAGCGTCGCAAGAAGGGCAAGCGTAAGTAATGCCTACCCCGAAGAACAAGAAGTCGTCGGTGAAGGGCGCACCCGCTAAGGAGTATCGTCCCGCACCGAAAACCAAGAAAGGCAAGCGCACCCGCAAGACATCTGCGAAGGCGCAGGCTGGTTCATTCCCAGGGTACGGAGGCTACGTCTACTAATGACCACAGCGGCGACGATCTTGAATCGTGCGTCGCGGCAGTTGTTATCGGGGACCGTAGAAGAACGGAACAAACTTGCTTCGACGATCAACGATAGTGCGACAAGTGTTGTGCTGTCTTACGATCTTGGCGGCTTTCGTGCTGGTTCGGTATTCGAGCTTGAATCAGAACTCCTTTACGTTTGGGAAGCGAACACTGCGTCGAAGACGCTCACAGTGGAGCGAGGATACGGCGGAACGACCGCTGCGTCTCACGCAGGTGGGGTACTTGCTACGCTCAATCCGCGCTTCCCGCGTCAGCAGATGCTCGACGCACTCAACGCGGAACTAGACGACTACTCCTCGACTGCGAACGGCCTTTTCAAGGTTACGTCCACAACCTTGACGTACAACGGGTCTGACCGTCAAATCAACCTGACTGGTGCAACCAACGTTCTTGAACTGATTGACGTCCGTTTGCGTTACACGGCTGACGACTATCCAGTGATTCGTGGTGTCCGTCTGCAACGCGATTTGCCGACCTCCGATTTTGCGTCGGGTATCGCTCTCGTGTTTGACGAATCGGTGATGGCTGGGTCGATTCGTGTTCGCTACAAGTCGCCGTTTACTCGTGCCACGTCTGAGTCGTCTGATTTGACTTCGTTCTGCGGTTTGCCCACGACTTGTGACGATTTGGTGGAACTCGGTTTGATTATCCGGATGATGGCTGGCCGCGAGGTGAAGCGTTCGTTCATTGAGGCGCAGTCCGATACTCGTCGTGCGGACGAAGTGCCGCCTGGTGCTTCTCGTGATTCTGTCGCTAACTTGTTGCGGTTGCGTCGTGAACGCATCGTCGCTGAGGCTGGCCGCTTGAAGGCGCAGTACCCGATCCAGTTCAGGAAGTAGCCGATGGCTACGCTCACCACGTTCAAGGCCCCGTTCAAGCCTGCCGCGGCTTACTACACGGGTACCGGCGCATCGCAACTTGTTCCCGATGTTTTCCCTGTCGCTATCAACGGTCGCCCTTACATGTTGGACATGGCGTCCAATGCGTTTACCCGTCAGTATGATGCGCGTGTCCGTGACTCGGTTGACCAGTCAACGGAACCTGGTGAGGGTGCAATCAACCCGCAGGGTTTGTGGCGTCGTTCGCAGTCGTCGTGGCATTACGGGGCGGGGCAAGAGTATTCGGATGCGGCGGATTCTGAGGCGTTTAGGTTCAACACGAGCAAGGGTGTGAACGTTTGGAATCGTGGGACGTTGACGTTGCTGCCCGATGTGACGCAGGTGCGTTCGTCTGCGAACACGAACCTACACATGGCGACCGCTGATTCGCGGGTGTACATCACAGACGGGCAGACCGTCGCCTACACGACGGATCTGTCGACGTTTACGACTGTGACTTCTACGAACGCATCCAATCTGTACGACATGACGAGTGACGGCTACAACGTGTTTTTCTCGTACGACGACGGCAACATTGACCAAACGAACTCGACGACAGGTGCGGCATCTAACTACATCACTGGCATCAACGCTGGGAAAATGGATTATGTCAAAGGTCGCCTCATGGTCGCAGGGCAAGGGGCGGACAAACACAAGATTTGGAACATCACCACCACCCCAGGCACCTCGGCTAACAATCCTGGTGCGTTGTTCACGCATCCGAATACGAACTTTGAGTGGCACGGTTTTGCCGCTGGACAGAACTACATCTATTGCACTGGTCACGCAGGCAACAAGACCATCGTGTACAAGACGGCAATAAAAGCGGACGGTACGGCATTAGACATTCCGACGGTTGCAGGCGAACTCCCGCTTGGTGAAATCTGCACCACTATCGACGGCTATTTGGGTTACATCGTCATCGGGTTGAACGACGGGTTCCGTTTCTGCTCCGCTGACGACTCAGGCAACCTTGTTATCGGACCGAAGATTACGACAGGTACTGCGGTTGACGCGTTCGCAGGTGTCGGCAAATACATCTACTTCTCGTGGAAGAACTTCGATTCCACCTCAACAGGTATGGGGCGTATGGACATCTCGGTGTTCATTTCACCGAACCAGCCTGCGTACGCCTCCGACTTGATGGTCACAGGGCAGGGCGGAATCATCGACATCCACGAGTTCTCCAACAAGCCAGTGTTCAGTGTCTCAGGGTTGGGTTTCTACACGGAACACTCCACGAACCTGGTCAACTCAGGCACCCTAGAATCAGGTATCTACCGGTGGGGTGTCCCCGACGCCAAGTTCATCCCCAAAATCGACCTTCGCACCTACCCGCTCGTCGGATCAGTCAAAGTTTCCATTGCTTCAGACAACGGCTCCTACTACGATTTCCCGACGTTCTCAACCGCCGACTCGAAAGACAAGACGTTTGACGGGTTGGAAGGCAGGGTGTTTGAGGCCGAAATCAAACTCACCCTCACCCGTGCCACTACGACGACGGGTCCGACTGTGACCCGTTGGATGGCTCGCGCCTATGCCGCCCCGCTCCGTTCCCAAATCTTCTCCGTCCCCCTCCTGATGCACCACAAGTTGAGTATCAACGGGCGGGAATACTGGCAGGATGTTGACAGGGAGCTGGCATTGTTGAGGGATTTGGTGGACACCCCTCGGATTGTGTCGTATCAGGAGAACACGGACACGTTCTCGGTGGTGGTGGAAAACGTTCAGTGGCAGGCCCGCCAGATTGTGACCGCCAATAACGAGAACGATTATGAGGGGACTGCTATCGTCGTGATGCGTAGTGTAAGATGAGGTTCCAATGGCAGCAGTAACACGCAGACAATACAAGGGTGCGGCGGCGCAGACAACGATTACTAACTCGTTGGGTGCCGGTGACACTTCTATTACGATTGCGGCGACGACCGGTTGGCCGTCGACTGCTTCGGTGCCGTTTTATGTGGTTATTAGTCCTGGGACTTCGAGCGAGGAGAAGTGTTCAGCGACAATCTCTGGTTCGACCCTGACGTTGACTCGCGCTCAGGATGATACGACCGCGCAGTCGCACAGCTCTGGTGCGACGATCTATCCGGTGTTCTCGGCTGATGATGCTGATGAGGCGAACTTTTTGGCGTCGCGTTACACGACGAAGGGTGACATTGTTGTGTTCAATGGGACGGATGTTGCGCGTCTTGGTGTGGGGACGAATGAGTATGTGTTGACGGCTGATTCGGCTGAAGCCACTGGGCTAAAGTGGGCTGCTCTGCCTGCTGGGGCTGATGTTCTACAAGTTCAAGTGTTTAGTTAGGAGATAACGATGGCAACGTACACGAAGGTGAAACTGTCGGGTTCGACGGATGGTAAGGCTATCAAGGTGGCTGCGACGGCGACGGCTGGTACGACGATTCATACGGGTAGCACGACTGCTTCGACGTATGACGAGATTTGGTTGTATGCGCAGAACACGTCGTCGTCGGCTGTGAAGTTGACGATTGAGTGGGGTGGCACAACCTCGCCTGATGACTTGATTGAGTTGACGGTTCAGCCTGAGGCTGGTCTTGTGACGGTGGCTCCTGGTCTTCTTATCAAGGGGAATGCGACTGCGTTGGTTGTTCGTGCGTTTGCTGCGACGGCGAATGTGATTACGATTCACGGGTTCGTCAATCAGATTACGGCGTAACTGA